ATCCGCCTTCAATCGCAAGGTCACGCCACCCGCAGACTTCCGCAATAGCCTGATTGATTTGCTCGTCGGTCATGGCTCCAACTCCCGTTCAAGATATTCTTTCGCTATTCGCAAACCCATCAAGATGCGAGAGATGTCCGCAAGTTTGATCTCCTGGTTGCGAAGATCGTTTGAGATTCTCTCAATATCAGCAATCACACTCTCAATCTGTTTTTTTGTTGGTGTCATTTGCCCCTCCATTCTTGCATTGCCGATACCGCAAATGCTGCACTGGCCCAAAACAGGACAAGCAATACAATGGCCTCCCATAACTCTTCAGCGAAGTAGGCGATGGCCAGTCCGTCAAAGACGGCAAGAGTAGCAAAGCCCCACAGATACGGGACTGCTTTGTTTGAGTTGTCAGGTTCAATCTTCATGTAGCTTTGGTAGTGTTTATTCATTGTGGAATGTTGCTGTCTTGCCTGTAAAGCGTAAGTTTGCGCTCACGCCGCACGGCCCGTTGCGTTGGATGGGGATGCTAATCTCGCGGAACTCGGCCTCGTCAGAGAGCTTCACAACCATCACGGCTGTAGCGTCTTGCCCGATTGCACGACTTTCACGAGCTTTGCCCTGCTCATTTAGTTGCGTAATGCTGATCACAAGGCAACCTAATTCGATGCCAAGCAGGCGCAAACTCCGGCTGACCTCGGCCACCTCACGCTCGCGGCTTGAGTCTTTCCCGAGGTCGCACCGTACAAGTTGGATGTAATCCACGAATAGGACACCGAGGCCATCCGGGGACTTCGCCATTGCCCGTGCCGTGGCGCAGATGTTGGCGATGTCGTACAGGTCGTCCCGCACCACCAAACGGCTCGCATTGAGCTTCTGGATGGCACTGTGGACACCTCTGATGTCGCGCTCCAGCTTGGCTCCCTCGGCGAGGGTACGCAGGCTGACGCTGCCTAGCCGGGCGACAAGCCGGTCGATGATCTGGTTCGCAGGCATCTCAAGCGAGATGACGAGGATTCCTTTGTTCATAATAAGCGCATCTGCGTGTCGATTTTTGCCGACGCATCATACCGTCTGGTGTCTCCCTTTGGGTATGGCTCGACGGTGTACTTCAACGCACTCCGCATTTGTTTCTTTTGTTTACTGTTGCCGCAGAAGTAAATGTATCTGTGCTTTCTGGATCTTTCCTTTAAATAAAAAGCATCTCCGTACTTTTCCCGCATCCAAGCTGCTCTGTTTTCCTTTCCGCGACTTTCATCTGCAATCGTTGCTCCGTGAAGATGCTCTAAACCCTTGATTGCCCAATCTGTTCTTTTTGCCGAAAGGCCAGTGTATAAAAAGTTTGTAGCTTGATAAACGTAGCCAACATGCCCCTGTTGGATGTCAGCATAACTAACAACAACCAGTGGTTTGGGCAGCATAGATAAAGATCTTCCAACTAAAATACTTGCAAGGTTTTTCATGCTGTTGCAACAAAGCCTGTTTAGCTCAACCACATAACTTTCCCATGCTTCCCCGCAAACTCCAGATCTCAACGATGAACTTGCTGGAGTTCCGTAAGTAATAACACCTTGAAGCTTACTATCTTGCCAAGCTCCAAAAGCATAAGATATTGGACAAAGCCTTCTTGCGTAATGGCGACTCAAAAGCCAAGGCTCGGCTTCAGGTGCAGAGATTTCAGTGACAACAATATCCACATTAGCGCGTTCCATTACCCGGCCTTGCAGACGTGTGACTATGCTGTCCCGTGTACGGTTCAAGGAAATACTTCACCTCGATAAGATCCGTCGATTGGTTCTCGGGCAAAAGCATAAGCGCCTCCATCTTCGAGCCAAGTGCGTCCTTCGGGCCAACGCAGACGATGTCCTGCGTGCGCTTGGGACGCGGCAGCTCCACGTCTTGCAACACGTTTGTGCGGCGGATGAGTACCCAGTCGCTCATATTAGTCCTCCCATCTGTTGTATGAGTTTTTCCTTTGTTCTGCGTCGCGCAAACGAAAGAAGGCGGCACTTTCAAACCAGTTCAACAAAAACAATCCGATTCCAGAAACCCTACGTTTCTTGTGTCTTGCTGCATGTGAAAGCAACCACTTGTCTGCCTTCAGCATCTCTTTGTAGACAGTCTCTTCTCCGTATCTGTTGATGGCAAGATCAAGAATGTCTTTTGGGCACCGAGTGCATCCGTCAGTCATTAAAAACTCCATTCTGTAAATCTGATCCCGCAATGTTGCGTCAATTAGTTCGTCGCTCATGCTTCCTCCCATCTACGTGGCAGCATCACGCGCATCGCGGGCGGGCCGGGCCACACATCTTGGTCGAGGCACAGCTTGTACTGCGACAAGGTCACGTCGAGCTGCTGGTTGGCGATGTCGATGAGTTCACTCGACGCCTTCACCCACTGACTCAGATGGGGCGCTTGCATGTCCACAACGAGGAAGTAGAAGTCAATATCCTCTTGCCCGGTGATCTGCTCAAGGCCGTAGGTGTACCAAGCGGCTTGGCGATCGTAGCCAAAGCCAAAGAACTTATGGTCGAACTTAGACCAGTCGCTGGTTGTCTTGAGGTCAACGATAGCCGGACGCCCCTTGATCTCGGTGATCATGTCAGGCCTGCCCTTACACTGCACGCCGTCACGCTCCCAGAACATCGACGCTTCGATGACCTTCGCTGCTGTCACCATCTCAAGCAGCGGCTCCACGGCAGCGCAGGCACCCTCTACACGCGCCCCTTCGTCCTCGTTGAGGATGACCTTGCCGATATTAGCCTGGCAGAAGTTCTCCCAGATGAGCTTGCCTTCCTTGGTGCGACGGTCGCACGCTGGAGCAATAGCGTAGTCGCAGCGCCCCTCCAGCGCCAAGCTGTGTACGAGTGTGCCAAGTTCCATCTCGCGGGACGGCTTCCACTCTTGGCTCTCCTTCCACTTGTAGTACGAAGGACACACCGCAAATGCGTCGAGGCTGTGTTTCGATAGGCCGTGCATCGCACGGTACGTTGTCATTTCGAGGTTTTGTAATAGTTCTGTTTTCATGTTGTTATGGGTTGATTTCAAGCGCACCGCAGCCGACGATTCTGCCGGCTCCGTCGCGGATGAGTTTTGTTGGACTAGCCAAATCTGTTCTGGCTGGCAATGCCGTTCTGACGTATGCCGGGACGATGTACAGGATCCCGTCCATAGGGTCAGGCAGGTTGGAGACTTTGCTCTCTTTGCAGCACATGATCGGGACACCGTCAGCGTCTGCCACTTTGGACAGGTGACTATGCACTTTGACGGACTGTCCACTTGGTTCCACGATCCCGTAGCCAGTGATGGCTATGTCGTGAGGAGTAAGGTTAATTAGTTTCATTTATTAAGTTTGCAATGATGTTAAGCGCCAGCATGGTTTTGCCCGATTTGGTTTCACCACCGATGACGACAAAGTCTCCGTAGCGTATCGGACAGATATTGTCGATAGCAGAGTAGCCAGTCTTTATCCGCATCGACTCGTCGTCGCCTGTCTCATAACGGTTGAGCGCATTGAGCAGGAGCGCCTTCGTGTCCATCACCTTTGGCGGTGCAAGCTCCCGGGACAGGCTCTCCACCTTCATCACGACATCGCTCAATAGCTCGGGCGTCTGCACGGTCGAGTCGCCAATTGCCATGAGCACTTCATGCGCCACATGCTGCAAGGTGCGCCGCTTGGCCGTGGACTTGACGATCTCGATCAACTCGCCAATCGCACCGGCGATAGGCATGAGTGTGTAGAGGTCGCTCAGTTCGTGGAACTGGGTGCTAGGCAGCGTCTCGCGCACCTTCTCGAAAACCACACGAATTTCTGACGAAGCGTTGCGGCTCTGCTGCTGCAAGATGATCTCGCACACTCGATGACTCAGCGGCTCAAAGATATCCGCCACCTTGAAGTTCTTCTCGCTAATGTGGTGAAGGAACACCTCGGGGTGGTTGAGCGCAATCGACGCTATCCCTCGCTCCGCCTCAGTGGCGGTCGGCACCACCGTATCGGGTGGCAACTCCACCGGCTTGCGCCTACCAGCTTTCTTGGGTGTTTCCATTTGTGGTCAGTAAGCTCTCGCGCTTGAGTAAGGTCTTGATCGGTGTACGCACCATCGACGATGCACGGGAAAGCCACCCGTTAAGGTAGCGCCCCATGCCGCGTTGTGTCTTGCGCCGCGCAGGGTCAGCCTCAAGCCAAGCGTGGGCTTTCCATAGCTCTTGCTCGACGGTCTTTTCGCCGTAGATGATGATCAAGTCCTTCATCAGTCCGGGTGGCACCTTCCACTCTTTGCCGTCTTGGGTGACGTAGGTGATGTCGTACAGGCTCATCGTCTTGCCTGACTCAGGATCTTGCTTAAGCTCATCGACCATCTCTTGGACAGACGTATACCGCTTGCCAGACGGCTCAAGATCCTTGTTGCTCGGAAATGCCGGAGCTGTCTTGTACTTCCACATTGCGTCTGCCAAGTCCTGCGCGGGCTGCACAGGTGTCACTGGTGACTCTGGCTGCGAGTCTAGCTGCGAGTCTAGCTGGCTGACGAGCTGTGCCGGCTCTTCAAGAGGGACGACCAGTTCGACCTTGGTTCCGCTAACGTATTTTATATTGATGCTGATGTTCATAAGATGTGCGCGTTGTGCAGTCGCGCCCCTGCATGGTGCAGAAGCTGCCTAGTCTCTCCCAGTGTCACGCCCATTGACCCTTGGCGGCGTTCCCGATCTCGCGTCCGAGAATTGCGCTGTCTCTCCAGCCGTCACACCACTCATCGACTGGGATCTCCCAGTCCTTGCTCGTTGGAAACCAGCGGGGCAGGTGTCGCTAAAGATTGCCTAACCTCTTCAATCAAGGGATTGATGTTTATGCGTTTTTTGGAAATCTGAGCGTACTCTGCAATGCATTTACTGTCTGCGGAAAAGGCATCCATGCCTTCTCGCAAAAGCTGAAAGAACGTATCGGCACTCATTGTAACCTTCCAATTTTTGCGATCTTTCTTGTGAGCAACAATCCATGCCTTGCGCCCCGCATCTCGTTCAGCTTGTTCACAAGCCTTATCGAGATTCAAAGCCTGAACGCACTTAACTTCCATGTGAAGGCCTTTAAGAGCCTCACATACTACGTCTGGACTGTCCGTGCCTCCGGCAAACTGTTGCCCACGACGGGCCGTGAAGCCCGCCGCACGCAACTCGTCGCGCCAGAGACGCTCGCCCCTACACCCCTTGGCTCGGCTGTTTATTTTGGGCATCGCGCTTAAGCTTTAGCCAGTAATTGACTTCCTCCATTGAGAACCGCAGGCAACGGGAGCTGATCCTGTGATGAGGGATTTTCCCTTCACGCGCCCACTTAAGCACGGTCTGAAGCGAGACGTTTGCCATTGCAGCAATATCTTTGGCCTTTACCATTTGAGATCGTCCTCCTCAAGTTCAACGGGTTCGTCCTTCTTGACCGGCTTGGTCTGCGCCGAGGGGAATGCCTTGGCAAATCCCGCACGATCTGCGGAGATAAACAGTGACGTAGCGATCGCCTGCAACTGCTCCGGTGTCACGTTAGCTTGTCCGCCAACCCACTCGGCTGCCTTAATGGCCTCAGCCATAAGCTGTGCCGCTTGGAAGAGCGCACGCTTGGCGTCAGCTACGGTGAGTGAAATCGGAGACGAGGCCAGCACCGGCTTGCGTGGACCTGCGGTTGCTGCTGCGACTGCTGCGCCGGCATCGTCGATGATTGCGCACTGGTCGGTGATCTTCAGCTCGTTCTCACCAGAGTGCGAGGATGTCTTCACGCTGATGCCTTGGAGCCCCTTCTTGCCTGCCTGACTTTTAATGGTGACCATTTGCCCCTTGAGGTCGCCAATCTCATCTGGCATCCAAAATGACGCACGGCACTCGCCAGTTGCATCCTGAAGAATCGCGTTCTGCACGCGCCAAGGGCCAAACTTGCCCTCGCCTGTTTTGGGCGGGAACGTCGCTTTGATCGTAACCCGCATCTCGCCAATCACTGACCCATCGGCAAGGTTCGCTAAATCTGCAATTGTTGCTACTTTCATTTTTGTAAGGTTTCATCGGAGGACCATCCACCGAATGCCGGCAAACTACACGTTGCTTGTGTGAGCGCAACTACTTTTTTGATTTTATTTTGTCGTCCTCGTCGTCGTCCTCGTCATCCTCCTCATCCCCACACTCTTCTATCCATGAGTGCTCCAGCACACGTTCCTTGTGCATGAGGTTAATGTGCATGTCCCGAGCGAATCGGTTGCCCCAGCCGCTCTCGTACCGATTCGTATTGTCGCTGTCGATCTCATCCTGTGCTTGTACAAGGATCTCGCCGCACTCAAAGTGTTCAGAGAGAATGTCCTTTGCGCGTTGGATGATCGCTTGGCGTTCCTTTTCCTCGGGCGTCATAACTTGTAGTGTAACGTCGGAATGATTCTGCCGTCTTGAGTCTTGTGGTAGAACTTCTGTCGCATAGCTTTCTTTTCAAGAAGGATTCTTTTTGTGGCAGTTCTTCCAATCTTCAGGTGTTGAGCGATTTGGCTCAATGTGTACCACCCCGGAGGCGCTGGTTGTAGCTCCAGATTCTCCGCAAGCTGGGTAAGCCAGTCCCCCTTTACAGCGGAAGTTTGAACGTCCCGTCCTTTAGTTCTTTTGTTAGCCATGCAATTGTCTCGTTGTCAGTATATTCGCCCCACGCCCAGCCTCTGCTCCAAGCGGTGGTTGCGACTCTATTCTCCGCATATCCAGCCATTTCGGGATCTCCAAGCCACCCAACAGAGTAGCCGGTCACACCCTTAATGCGCCGTCCTTCAGCGATTTGTACACGGTGGATGTGGCCCATGACAAGCTTGGTGTACTTGCCGTGACACATGCGCTCCGCAGAATCACGCAGGGCATTCTCGCTGTGTAGATAGCCGTGTTGGAAGAGAGCGTCGCCAAGACCAACAAACCCAGTTTTGAGCTTGTAGTCGTATACCTTGCACTTGATCGCCTTGGCCCGGTCGTGGATCTGGTGATAGACGCGGGTCGCCAGAGCCGAGATGATTGCTTTCGGGTGACTCATCAGTGTGACCAGCCGGGCCTCATGGTTGCCGAGCAGGTAGTGCTGTGGACGCAGCGCGGAGATGAACGCGAGACCGTCGTTCAGGTCAGCCTCGGGATCTACCGCAGAGTCGGCATTGTCGTTGGTGAGCGCCCCTGTGCGTAGGCACGTCATGTCGATGGCATCACCGAGATGCAGCACCGTGTCCGGCTTCCATCGATCACGAAAGCGAAGGACTTCCTTGAGTACAGCCTGGTCGGCCATGAAGCCGTGGCTGCATGAGACTGCAAGGAAGCGTTTCCACTTCCGCGTGATGTTGGCCATAGGCTATTTGCGCTTTGCCGCAGCGGCTTTCTTCGCGGCCTCACGCTGG